ACAAAGTCACCCTCCCTGACATATAAGTCTTGATCTTCTGTGAGTCTTCTCTTGTTGAAGTGTACAACAATATTCAAATCTTTATCTAGGCCATAGTTTGAAGTTGCTGTTTCTAAACCCTCCCAATCAACCAAAGCGTACACTCTTACTGGTGGCAAAAACGTTTTTCTTATTGCCTCACCATACAGGTCGTGATAATTCGTCCTAATGTGATCAATGGGATAATAAACAACTTGCTGGCCAATAACGCGTTCGATCAACTCGTCATTAACTTGTTTTACTAAGTCCCTCTCTTTCTTCCCGACAAAAAGTGGGGGAGGAGGATTACTAGGTTGAGACCATTTCTTAGTCATTTATTTTACCCCACGATTATAGGAGCAGGAATGTTCTTCATAGTGTTATTTGTTGATTCCATTACTGCTGCGTCTTTTTCGGCCAATTTCTGATATGTTAACTCATCTAATGTTGTTTTTAATTCATCTCTTAGGGCATCTTGTTCTTGTTTTCCTTGAGTTATTAGTTCTGACCCGTTTAGTGTTACCGATTCACCCGGTATTGGTATGGTAGCGAATTTACTTCTAACTAAACCTAACATTTCCTTACAAAGAGATAACGCAAATCTTCTTATCCACTGTTTTCCTATGGAATTAATATTAATATATGGTATGTTTGCAAAAGGCAGCGTGTTCATATTATTAATGCCTTTGGAGCCATGTTGACGGTCGTCGTCCTCTTCCCAAGCATCATCTGCAACTGTAAATTCAATCCAAAACTTTTCAGGACCCATTGTGTGTGGAGTCGGAAATAGCCTCAATTTGTTATTTTTCACTTCATATGAAAAGTGTGATATTCTGGTATATATCGCGTCTTCAAATGCTTTTGCTTGCAATTTATTCTGATATGTTGGTATCAATTCAAAAGTGGAATCATCTGCAAATTGTCCATAACTTGCCATATTTCCTACAGTATTGATTCCACCATAATATCCATAAAATCTCCACATTGCGTGTGGTGTTTTATAATATACTTTTTTAATTCTGACTTTTTTGGTACCCACCTTTCCATTATAAAGGTCGCCAGCTGAACTGGAAGCCACAATTTTTTGTAAGTCGTAATCTTGTTGTTCGTTGACTTTATCAAAGGATGCGGAATATATTGTCTCTAGACCACCAATTCCCACAGCTTGTGCTGTACCGTCCCCTACTCTTCTACTATATGAAAAACTGAATTTTGTGTATTTCAGTTCTACATTGGAGCCACTCAGTGGTTCACCGGATTTCATTTCCCCATCTTGATCAAAGCTGCCCGTTGAATTTCCTAGAACATCAGAAAGAACATTTTTAGCTTGGTGTACGTTGACAATATAAGAGTATTCTAAACAAGCCTCTTCATATGCCGCATATACTTGCGGCGCAGTTAATTCAATATCTAAGATATCGCCGCCTAATTTCTTATAAACATAGGCTACCTGATCAACTGCTCCAGAGATAAAGGCGTTACTAGAACTGTCTTCATGTCGCGTATAAATACCGAACGGAAGAGGATAATCAACAGAATCTACGTCTGCTAAAGATCCAGTTGCAGTTAATCTAGAAACACTAGTTGTACTAGTTGGCGTTAAAGTTGGCTTTGACATACATGGAGATCTCCCTAGTACTAAATAGTTGCTAGAAAAACAAAAAAGCCCCATCTCAACAAAATACTGAGATGAGGCTATATTTTATTTTATTGACTGATTATTATCCAACCAAGTCTTGGACAATCACCAAACCATACATGTCAGGTCGCACCATTTTCTTAGCGTAACGAGTCATGACACCCTTGCGAGGCACGAAGTCGTCAACACCGAAGATGGTAGGAGTGACTTGGAGTGGTACATATGGAGCGTAAACAAATCCACTTTCGAGGAAGCTTCCACCCTTACGTCCAATCAAAATAACATTTCGCATGAAATACGGATCAACGTAAACGTCCCATTTCTTGCTCAAGTTACCAACATTAACAGCACCAACTGTTCCCTTATCGGAATCAGCAGTTACGTTAGCGCGGAACCCTGCAGTAAATTCAAGGACATTTGCAACTTCCGGTCCACAAACCAAGAAGTTTGCGCCACCGCGAAGCGTCTTACGGTGAATCTGAGCAGAAACATCATTGAGAGTTTCAACGAGGGTTTCATACCACTCAGAAACAGTACCAGTGAAGTCTGCACCCATCATGCTCTCGTTCGCGAGGTTGGAGCCGATTGCAGCACCAGATGCACGATTCAAGAAACGACCGGGGCGACGTGACCAGTAGTAAGTACCTGCAGTAGCACCCTGAACAAGATCGTTCAAGATTTCACGGTCAATTTCCAAAGCAATTTGCTCAGAAAGAATAGAAGTAAGTTCTACTTCTGCATCGAGGTTGTGGTAAGCATTGAGATCTTGTCCCAATTCTGGAGTCCACTTAGCCTTGAGCTTCTTGGTCTGTGCAGTAACGCTTACAGAATCGACCTTGATGTCAATTTCTGGAATTCCTTGCTCATTTTCCAGTCCCCAAGTATCGGCACCAACAACTGTACCAAGTCC